ACCCCGTGCCCGGGGGATGATCGCCGGCATCATTCGCATTCTCGGCCCTGTCTGTCGGCGCGTTCCATGCGCCTTTCCGCCTGGCATGTGATGGTAGCGCGGTGTTGACGCTTGCTCCAGACCTTATCGCATTCGTTTGCGGGGCGGAGCTCCCGGTCCGGCCCGTAAATCGAGAAGATTCGCGCGATACGAGAATTTCCCCGCCGGCGGCAAGGGTTCTCCGAGATCACGCCGCGCGCATGCCGGGCCGGATTAGAATGTATGTTTGAGCTGAGGATCGATGCGGCTCCGTTCGAGGAGCAGACCAAGGCGATGGACGCGGCAGCCGATCAGATGCCGTTTTCGATCTCGCGCGCGCTGAACGACGCGGCCGACGAGACCTATGACGGGCTGATCGCGGACACCTGGCCAAAGGCGGTCAAGGTCCGGAACGCGGCATTCCTGCGCTGGGCGCTGCGGACCAAGTTTTCGACGAAGTACGATCTGAGCATCGCGATATTCGACAGCACGCCGGACCAGCGTGGCCATCTGAACCTGCACGCGCAAGGCGGCACCAAGGTCGGCAAGGGGGGACGGCTCGCGGTGCCGACTGGGAATGTCGACCGTGGACCGAGCGGTGTTTACATGAACCAGCGGCCGGCGGCGCTATCACGCAAGGTCGTGAAGGGAAACCTGATCTTTCAGGCGATCGGCCGCGGCAAGAGCCACAAGCTGAGGCTGATGTACGTGCTTGCCAAGTCGGCGCGACAGCCGTTGGATGTCCCGTTCGAAGCTGACTTTTCGACCTCGATCGGGGAGGGCGCGGCAAAGCACTTCAAGGCGCGCATGATGCAGGCGATGCGGTCGCGAAGGTAGGTCATGCTGATCGATATCCAGCGAGCTTTGCCGGCTTCGGCTCGCGAGCCGTCTCTGATTGCCCCCGCTGCCGGCCGGCAGAATGCCGCTGCCGCCAACGGTGAAGTGGTGACGTCCAGCGCGAAGGGCGCTCCCAAAAGCCGGCCGGGAGCCGATACATGCGCCTGATCAGGGAGCGTCATGAAGATCCAAAAGGCGCCGCGCTTCGCCGCTGCCTCGTCATGATCAAGCGCATTTATGACCTCACCGGCGATCCGGAGGTCAAGGATGTCATCGACGAAGCCACCGCCGCTCTCGGTCACCTGCCGCGTCCGGCGAATTCGGAAAAACCACAGCTGTCGCTGCCGGCGAGCCAATGACCGAGCTGGTCGACCGACGGCGAAATGCTGAACCGGCTGACGGTGCGACACCATTGCTGCCTGTAGAGCCCAAGCACGCGAAATCTTGTGGCAATTCAACGTGAACCCTTGGCCCAGCGTGCTGTCACAGGGGCCGTGCCTTGAGGTTAGCTTGGCCTGTCCACTGCAGGGCAACGAACAGCTCCCATCGGCATCAAAATCGCCCTTGGTCCAATACCGCATGCCCACAGCTCTGTTCGAGTGTCCATTGACCCCAGCCACCATAGGCACGCTCCCTCCAAATCCTTCGATCGAGGAGATGCTTGTCTTCTCGCTCTCGCCCTGGCCATAGACGCCTAGATGCTGGCTGCTGAAAGCATTACGGACCATCGCAACCGCGTATCGACCGGGTCCTTCCAGCAGCCCTACATACAACGGGTCACGCGCCAGCTTGGTGGGTGCCTAGGGGTAGCGGTTCCCTATGGGGTTTTGATCAGGCAGGTCGTATCTACTCTGTGATGATCGTTTTCAGCGGGGCGGACTTCGTACCGAAGAGCTCGATGGCGGCGTTGTATAGGGCTCCGGTATTTGATGCGGACTGGGACCTGAACCGCGCGCGTAAGCTGTCTGGGGTTATCGACGATGGCCTCCAAATCGGCACCGGCTGGGCGAAACGAAATCACTGGCACAGCCCTGGCGGCGCATCTCTTCTGCACGCGCGAGACCCTGAGCGACTATCTTGCCAAGGGCGTGATCGCGAAGCTTGCCAACGGCAAATACGATCAGGACGAATGCCGCGGGCGTGTCCTGGCCTATCTGCGAGACAGGGCGGCCGGGCGCACCGGTGCCGCGGCCGACGCCAGCCTCTCCAGTGAACGCGCCAATCTGGCCCGCGAGCAGCGTGAGGCTGTTGCCTTCAAGAATGCCATCAGCCGGGGCGAGTACGTGGTCGTCGCTGACGTCCGGCGCGAGTATGGCGGCCGGATTGCCGTGCTGCGCGAGCATATCCTCGGGATCCCCGGCAAAATCGCCCACCAATGCGAGATGCGCGAGCGCGCGGGCGTCGAGGCTGTGATGGCCGACCATCTTTCCGAGGCCCTGGATGAACTCGCCCACCCCGCTTTCTGGGACAGCCGACGCGCATAGCCTGTTCAACGAGATCTTTGCCGGCCTCAAGGCGCCGCCGAAGCTCAGCCTGATCGAATGGGCCGACACCAGCCGCAAGGTCGCGAGCAAGACGTCCGCCTCGCCGGGTCAGTGGCGGACCTCGGCGCAGCCTTGCGCGTTCGGGCCGATGGCGGCGATCACCGCGTCGGATACCGACACGGTCACGATCATGGCCGGCACGCAGGTCTTGAAGACCGAGCTTCTGATCAACGTCGCGGCCTATTATATCTGCCAGGACCCGAGCAGCATCCTGTTCGTGCAGCCGACGCAGAGCGCGGCCGAGAGCTTCTCGAAGGAGCGCTTTGCGCCCACCATCGAGGTGACGCCGCAACTCCGGGCTCGGGTCGAGCCGCCGCGATCCCGCGACAGCGAGAACACGATCGCGCACAAGGCGTTCCCCGGCGGATCAATCGACTTCGTCGGCGCCAACTCGCCGACCGATCTGGCCTCGCGGCCGAAGCGGATCATCCTGGCCGATGAAATCGACAAGTACCCATTGTCGGCCGGCGCCGAGGGCGATCCGCTGAAGCTCGCCGAGGAGCGCGCCTCGACCTATAAGGCGATCGGCCGCGCCAAGTTCGTCCGCACCTGCTCGCCGACCATCAAGGGTCTGTCGCGCATCGGCCGCGAGTATGCGGCGAGCGACCAGCGCCGGCTGTTCGTCGCCTGCCCCCACTGCGATCATGACCAAGTGCTCGACTGGAGCAGCGTCCGCTGGGACAAGGATGAGCTCGGCCAATCCGTAGCCGACACCGCGGCGCTCGTATGCAGCGGGTGCGGCGCGGTCTGGAGCGAGCGCGACCGCGTCGCGGCGCTCGACGCCCTGGCCCGGAAGCCGGATTACGGCTGGCGCCAGACCGCCGATTTCATCTGCTGTGGCGAGAAGCAAACGCCGCAAATCTGGAGCGATCAGGGCCGCGCGCGCTGCGCAAAGTGCGGATCAGCCTCGTCTTATGGGGGGCACGCCGGCTTCCACGTCAGCAAGCTTTACTCCAAGCGGCATCGCCTCCCGGAGATCGTCAAGGAGTTCCTCGAAGCTCAGCACGATCAAGAGCTGCTCCGGAAGTGGACGAACACCGCGCTCGCCGAGCTGTGGGAGCAGACCTACAACGAGGCGTTTGATGAGGCGGGCCTCATCAAGCGCGCCGAAACCTATAGCGGCGATGATCTGCCCGAAGCCGTCAAGGTCATCACCGGGTTCTGCGACGTGCAGGGCAACCGGCTCGAAGTCCAGCTTGTCGGCTGGGGCGCCGACGAGGAGGCCTGGCCGTTCCGCTACGAGATCATCCATCAGGACCCGGCGCAGCCTCAGGCCTGGCGAGAGCTCGATGCGCTCCTGCGCGAGCGATACCAGACGGTCTCGGGCCGGCGGCTGGCCGTGGCCGCGTTCGGCATCGATACCGGGGGCCACCATGGCGCTCAGGTGTTCTCTTTTTGCACGCCGCGGCGCGGCCGGCGCATCTTTGCGTGCAAGGGCATTGCCGGACCGCGTCCGATCTGGCCAGGCCGGGCGACACGCGCCAAGCGCGGCGACGCGCTCTATCTGATCGGCGTCGATACCGCGAAGGAGGCGATCTATGCGCGGCTGCGGATCGATCCGCCGGAGCCCGGGACGCGGAGGCCGGGTTTCATTCACTTCCCGGTCGCCGATCATTTCGGCCCGGAATATTTCGAGCAGCTGAATTCGGAGCGCCGCGTCGTCCGCAAGCGCATGGGACAGTCCTACGCGGTGTGGGAGCAGATCCGAGACCGCAACGAGGCGCTCGATACATTCGTCGGCGCGCTCGCGATGCGCAAATCGCTGCCGCGTTATATCCAGTCAGAGCTGGAATACGCGGTGAGCGAGGCGCCAAGCGACAAGCCGGCTGCCGATCTTCCGATGACGGAACCAGAGGTC